CTTTCGCATACAAACCAGCAACAAGGAATCGTATATGATGCGGTTAATGCACGACACATCTAGCCCTCTTATCCTGATATAGGACCTCTGATTTTAAGAATAATTTGCACTCTGGTATGAACTCTTTGCGCGCTTCCAACGCCTCGTTAAATTATTGTTTTATCTCTTCTTTATGTAATTGTGAAAGAGGTTATTATTCGAGGAATGCGGAGGACGCTTCGACGAGTTCGTTACATGAATTGATCGACAAATCTTCGTGCAAATCGTTTACGATTTTCGTACGGTAGAATTCTTAGAATTCTTTGAAAACAACCATCACGCTCCTCGATTGTCCGGAGCAGTATCTTGACAAACTATTCAATACATTCAACGGACATTTGCATTGAACGTATGGTTTGTATTCTGCTGCAGCAAACACCGGCCCCACGGAGTACGCAGCTCCGGAGTTAGGATTACACCTACGTGGATCAAAGTCACCAAATTTTAAGACTTATAAATCTTCCCGTAGATGATTCGGAGATATCTTCTCGCAATTAGAGGTCAGCATAAGTTAGCCCTCTAATAGTGGGTTTTGAACCGGGACGATTTCACTCACTCTGTCGATCTTTTCGCACAAAGCCAATTGTATTTTGTGGATGACCTGCGGTTGAGTTCGTTGTGCCGGCTTTAACAGCCCGAAATTTATAGAACCGAATTCATCGTCAATCTAAGTGAACGCGCCAGTAACATTAACGACAGCGTCTTGCGAAACGAGACTTTATAAATAATCGTTAACAGTTGGTTAATACGTTTCTGATCTCTACGACTTCAGCTTCTCTATTGCTTCGGGGTAAGTGTTGCACTTTTGATACCACGGAAGTTGTCTCATCTCGTCCGAGACATGATCATCCCTGAGCCTGACCATGATTTTGATCTTCTGGTAACACGAATTGCACGCGCCGCCAGGGGCGATCAGTTATTTGTCACTCGTCTATATGGCAGCTAGCAACTTCTAATCATGATCGGAAGGTACTCGGAAGCACCGGTTGCAGCAACAAGTGAACGGGAAATGCTGATTGCGTATCATGTCGATTCCGCATTTATTAACCATGTCAGAGTAATTGTTAAATTCACCCTAGACATGGGCATCGGATAACTCGTTCAATACGAACGGAGCCTTAGTTCTTGCTAAAAGCCAAGCGTGCAGTGTTTCCATTCCGAGAGTTTCACATGGCCCGAAGTACATGGGGACAACAAGCATGCCGTCAATGCAAGACGGGTATTCGACACCAGTTTTCTCCGGAGCATACCGACCGGTTTTGTACTAGCTGGTGTATACGGAAAACTTCACTTTAATGCCTTTCCCGCTAGCAGTTTTTCTGTTCAATAGAAATTCTTCATTGTTGAATTTCTCCAGCGTTGTGAATGAAATTCCTTGAGGATACGCAGCGAAGCGATGCCCGAAATTCGTAACATCCTTCAAGTACTGTATCGGGTCAGCAAAGTAAGCGACGTACCGTACTTTTCCAGTCTGTAGGTAGTTGAGGTAAGACTCAATGACGGTGGCGGTGACTACGGAGACACATTTATTATGAGGCACTTGCTTCCCAGATCTCATATTGTATATCGCCATATCGCATCCCGTCTTGCCTTTTGCAATCAAGCATATTTATTGCGGCGGTAATATGCATGGGTGTTCTCGACCAGCAGCACAGGTCATCAGTCTATTATCTTCGTTGACTACTGGCCCGTATTTCTGTATGTATTGTTAGACAGCGTACGTTCCCTGGATCTTTCTGCGCAATTAATTGATCGCTACAGGGGTGACGTAATCAGACATGAAGCATACTACTGAACCGAATCGAAGGTGTTCATTCTGCAGCGTATGCAGATGAGAATAAACGCCATCAATCGTATCCTGTAGCGCAATCACGTCCAGCGCGGCGTATTTGGCGTGATGCCTATCCAGCATATAATCATCATGGAACTTGTTATAAGCGAATCCTTTAGTTTGGATCAAGTATTTATAATCACCATAAGGATAATGCGCGGTATAATCTTTCAAGCTCTGCGGTTGGTATACGATTTTACCATCCTTTAGAACAGTAACCTTGGGCTACATGTCCGCGATGTCGGTTACGCCGTCAACGTATGCTTGTTCCATCTCAGAGCCCCAGGCAATCACCTGTGATACGTGAGTTTTCAGAGCAGCGATCAAAAGCCAGAGAGCATGCTTGCAATTTGGGCCGTACATTATCACAACAGTGTTGCCACATAAGATCTGGATGCATGAGAGTACGTGAGGGTTCGTGTGGTTGTGAAGCGTGGCTTCTAAATCGAGATAGGCGACGTTTTGCTCCGAGTAGAATTCACGATGCAGAATTGCCTCATAGGCTACAAGGGTGCTATTTGTCCAAACGATTCGATAGTCGGTGTTAGTTCCTTTATATGACCCATACGCAGCGACTCTATCCTTCATTTTGAAATCGAGTTTAGCCTAGAAATTTTTAACGCACCATCCTTCGCTTATTTTATGGCCGGGCTTCGCCTGGCATGAGCCGTAAAAACTTTAGACAGTTAATGCTCGTTCTCTGTCCGGCCTGACCTTCAAAAACTCATCAATTGTGCTAGTTGTTAGGAATAGCTCGGCGTCTTTTGTAGACTCATTGAAAATCAAGTCAAGCATGCTGTCATACCCAACATTAAAATACGCAATCGGTTCGGCGTCGCTATTCGGGTGATCATGGCAATACGCTAAATCTAAGAATTTATATAATTCCATAGATTCTGGTTCATCCGCACCGGCAGGGCAGTCGGCCGGCTTAGACAATTCCATGATATGCATGTCTTTAGCATGAGGATCGACAGCAACAATTTACCCAGTCATGATGTTATTCTAGAACACTTCGTCCATCCTCTGTATTTCTTCTTGCTGTCTAATATGAGCGGATACAACTGAGAACGGAAGATGAATGCCATGATCTTTCGTCACACGTAATCCTTACACTCTGTTTGCCAAGGTTATTAGACTGTAATAAGG